AAGCAGCTTATTTCAATCTGTTGCAGATTATGATTTGTACGGTGTGACATTATGGCCTACTTCTCTGGGGACCCCCACCGATGCTTTTCGGGGGAAAGATGGTATCAAGCGAATTGCGTATGAGCCGGATTATACTTCCCCTGATCTGAAACCTTTCCAGTGGCAACCTGCAAAAATGTCAAAACCTCAAATAGATGCGGCCATGATAGCCAGTAATTTAATGGATAAACTCTCCAATCAACCTACCGATTTAATGAAAGGCGATTCTCCGGGTCGTGTTGACTCTGCATCGGGTTTAGGTTTCCTATACGAGACAAGTGGTATTCCACTATCTCCCACTGCTAAGAATGTGGCCGAAGCCATAGCTGGTGTTTATCGTGCAATGCTTGGAATATGTAGGGATATATGGCCAAGTACTAAGGTCATTAGCGTCAGTAATCTCGACGATGATTTAGCTGGAATAAACCTCGATGTAGAAACCGGAAATATTAGTTTAGCTCAGAATGCTATTCCCTCCCCTAATGAAGTCAATATTAATGTGGCCTCCGAAATTCCTATCTCTAAGGAACAACAGAAGATGGAGTTAAAGGAAGCTTTCAAAGAGGGTCGCCTTACCATGAATGAGTTCAATTTCATGGTACGCGAGAAGGGATTGGATATCCCTGTAGGTGACATCGTTTCCTGGCAGAACTATCGTAGAGCTAAAATGGAAAATATAGCTTTGTTCGGAGATGGTGAAAAACCCGGAAAAGTTATTGTAAGTGAACGTGATATGCACGTTATTCACAAAGAAGTTCTCGATGCTTTTATGGCTCGTCCTGAATTCTACGCGGCCTCCGCAGAAGTACGCGATGCTTTTATAAAGCACTATGATGAACACACTATTAATTTAGGTGAACTTCCAGAAGGAATGCCAAATGTCGAAGATGCGGCAGAACAAGAAATGATGCCTCCACAAGAAGGTATCCAACCTCAATTTTAATTTAAGAGAAGGGAACAAAGATGAGCGAAGTACTAAATGAAAATACCGAAATGTTCGATGAAGATACAAATAATTTATTAATTACTATTCTGGAGGAAATAGATAAAGAAGTATCTCGTCAAATAAAACTATGGGGATTTGATTTTGATGATAAGAATACCGCAAATGATTGGTGCTCTTATATTTGTAATTATGTTGCTGCTGGAGCCTACGCAGGTAGGAATGAAGAATATACCCCAGAAAAATTCAGAAAAAATCTAAAGAAAGCAGCTTGTTTATGTATATCGGCTATGCTAACAATAGATAGAAATGGCGATTGTGCTCCTCGTCATTATGAAAGATTGCCAAATTCCGGAGCAAAAACCAATGAAAAAAAGTAAAAGGTTTTGTTATATTTTAATTTAGTTGAAAGGAACAAAGATGAAAAGATTTCTAACTACACTATTCAGTAGTCCTTTTATGGTCTACGATAACGACGGTGGAGCCGGGGACGCAAATAACGCCAATGTCGATGGGGGGGATACTGGAACTGCGACCGGCCAAGGTGGTGGAGGTGGGGATGGCGATACTGGTAATAAAACTTCCAGTTCGGATACTCACGAAGTAACCATTGATGGCGAGAAAAGAACACTCACTACCGATGAACTAATTACCCTTGCAACGAAATCTGGCGGGGCCGATAAGAGATTCCAAGAAGCCGCAGCCGCAAAAAAAGAAGCTGAACGTGGGATAAGAATTCAGACACTCGTGGATACTATTTCAGAAGGTGAACCAACCGAAGCCGATGTAAAAGAATTATCCGGATTGTTAAAGGTTGATTCGGAGGAATTTATGGCCTATATGAATGAAGACTCAAATGCTGATAACAGCAACAATAATTCTAATGCTAACAAGAATACTGACAAACAGCAGACTACCTCTGATTTTGACAAGCAATTTGAACAATTCATGGGGATGAAACCTGCGGAGGCCAGAGCAATACTTACTCATTCGACCAATAGACACATTGAGGATGCCCGAAAAGAAATTACAAATTCTTGCGATTTAGCGGTTGACAAAGATGCGATAATTGGTAAAATGATAGTAGGTGAAGACAGTGATAAAGTATTGTCAACTGTCAAAGATATGGTAAGTAAGGATGTTCTGAGGAAGATTCAGAATGGCGAACCGTTTGGGGCCGAGACGATTACTGCGAGCGTACAGATGGTACGAAAGCAATTGACCGAACTTGGTATCCCAAAGAAATCCAACCAGCAACCCATCATCTTGGGCCTGGGACCGGGTGCAGGACTCCCATCTGAAATCCAAGCCGACGAGCCAATTGAGCGTGTTTCTTCGGTGGACGATAAGGATGAAAGCAACCTTGTCCAAAGGTATATGCAAAAGGCTGTTCAACAGTTAAGAAAGCAGCGATAATCACGCGAGATTGAAATCCTAAGATATTTACCAGTTAAAAACGTAAATAATGTTTATGGTATTTATTAAGGGTTAGTAAAATGGCACAAGCGATGGATTCATTAGATAATCTCGTTAGTGAGGAGCTTCCACAGATAATTCACGAGATGGGCCCCGCTATAGCCCCGGTCTTCGATAAGATTAAGAGGACGGCTTTTGGGGTAAAGAGTCAAGAGGGACTCGGTCGAGGTTATAAAGTTATTCACCTTTATGAGACCGGCGTAGCTGGTTTAATGGAATCGGGCGATCCGCTCGGTCCGGGCATGACTACCATTTCTGGTAATCAGGCTCAGTTGTTAGCTGAGGGCACTTCCGCATCGAATCTTTCTATCTTTCCGGCAGCTTCTGAGGTTCCTCATACTGGTGATATCAAAAGGGAACTTACGCTGCATAAGGTTGTAGGTAATTTTAGTATACCTGCTGCCTGGAAACAGGCTGACCTGCTTAACGCGGCTCAGATCAAAAAGGTCGGTAGGGATATGAAGGCTGTAGCCAAGTTGAAAGCAATCTATGAGGCTTCGAGCTTTTTCTCTCATGTCGTGACAAATGCTTCCGGCAATGAGAATCAGGTTTTAGGTCGGATCTCAGCTATCGCTGAGAACTCAACTTGGACGGACTACATTGACATTACAATCAATGAGCAGTATGGTCGTATCGCCAATTTCCGTCAAGGTATGCGGCTTGACCTTGTAGCTGACAGTTCTGGTACACTCCAGGACGGTGTTGCTACTGACGGCACAGATGTACGAAACTACGAGCACACTACGGCTAATTATGTGCATCTGATTATTGTCTCTGTCGATTACCTCGGCAAGAAAATAATCCTCCGTCCTATCGATTCAGTCGATGGTGGTCTGCCGAACTACGGTTCTGGCTCCAGTGGTGACGTGTTCCAAGCTGGACAGGCTGCGGCTGCTGACGATTGGATTGTATTCGCAAAGACAACTCGTTATACAACTGCCACACGACCTCAATTTAGTTGGGGGATTAACAGTTGGGTAAAATCATCTGGGTATATTATGGGTGGAGCATCTGGTTCAGCCGCTCTTGACTTAGCTCTTTACCCACAGTTCAAATCTCAGGTGAAGGCTATCAATGGTCCTCTTACCGATAATGTAATTAATGGTTACATCGGTGGATACCTGGATGCTTATCCTGGCGAGACTTTGGACACAATTATCACGACACAAGGTGTTCAGTTGAAGTGGCTCGAACAACCCGGTCTCTATAATAACAGACAAAACTACGATAGAACAGGTAAGTCACTAAAGGTTAAAGGTGGTTGGTCTCAGATATCCTACGAATTTGGTGGTCGGGTCTACGAGTGGGTTATGAGTCCGATGTGTTTGAGTAAGACCTTGTACGCCTTGAAGTTCGGGGGCGACAATATCAAGAGATATAGTCCCCCGAAATTAGGTGGAACCGAGGCCAGTATGGGCCAGGAGATTGAGTTCCTTGCTCCGCTCGGTGGACATTCAGGCGTGTTCATGGTTTCACATTCGTCCAGCGGTCAGCCCCAGGATTTACTGGAGTCTCCGTTCTGGTACTACTGTTTAATTTGCCCCGTTGATCCTCGCGGAGTTAAATTAACGGGCCTCACGGAAGCAACAATGCTCTAAGAATAGACAAGTAAATAAGTTTTTAACCAGGGAGCCGTCATTTTTCTTCCTTTCTCAACTGTCGGTTTGGTGTTTTAGGCTCCCTGGTTTATTTTGAATCAATAGTTTAGTTTAGTTTAGGAGATTTCAAAATGGCTGCAACAACCCCGTTCAAGGTAAGTGACTTAATTTCCAAATACGGTTGGCAAATTATGCCTTACCTCAGTACCTTGGGCCTGTCAATGCTCACTAATTCTGCTGTCCTGTTTGTAGATAGTTCAAATACTGCAAACGCTTTGGACGCTGACGACGGTGAGCACGGGCACTCACTCGATAAGCCCCTTGCTACAATCGATTACGCTATCGGTCTAACTACGGCTAACGCCGACGATGTTATTCTTGTAGGTCCTGGTCACACTGAAACCATAAACTCCGCTACGGCTTTTGCACTCGACGTAGCAAGTACTAAGGTTATTGGCTTAGGTGAAGGTGCAAGGCGTCCGACTCTTACAGTTGGATTGGCTGCTACCGCAGGTTGTGTTATCACTGTATCAGGTGCTAATACTACACTCAAGAATTTCAACATCGCAATCACGGCTGTCGATGTCACGAGAGTCATCCTGGTTAATGCCACTGGTGTTACCCTGGAGAATCTGGACATTACTGCCACGATTACCAGTTATGAGGCCGTCAACGTCATCGAGGACTCGGCTGCAAATTCCTGTGACGACTTGACAATCAAGAACGTCAACATCTACGCCGGGACCGCAGCCGGATGTTCTGCCGGTATCTTCCTGGATGAAGTACAGGACAACGTAAAAATTATCGATTGCGATATCGATGGTGACTTTGCCGAAGCAGCAGTTAATTCTGATGCTGTCCTTACAAGAGTAAAGGTCAAAGGCTGTACTCTCAAGAACGACCAAGCTGGAGACCATGCACTACAGTTTAGTGCGGCTGCGTTAGGATACCTGATTGACAACATCTATGTAACCGATGTTGACGCAACAGCAGTTGACCCAGGCTCCTGCCGAAGCTACAATTGTAAGACTACCGACGCTATCGACACAAGTGGATTCTTGGTTCCGGTAGCCGGGGCAATAACCTAAGATTAGTTTGCACTTAATCGCGTGTCCCCTTGAGGATATGAGGGGACACGATTTTTCTTATTTGGAGAAATAACTATGTCTCAAGAAATTCGCGTAATGAAACCAGATGACGGATTTCCGATTCCTCATACAAATGCTGGTTCTGCTGCGTTCACTAAACTTGCTGACGCTCCAGGAGCTAACATGAGCTACTACGTCACAGGGTTTGTTCTAACAGGAGGTGGAGACTCGGATGGTTTTAGCTTCTTGCGGAGGTCATCCCTGAAATTTTCCGCTGCGAATAATACTTTTACAGTTGGTGACAATGCCGCTCTTGAGCCGGGAACGGGTGATTTCGCTATAGTGTTTGGGATTAAGGTAGAATCTACTGCTATTTCCTTGGCAACAATGATTAACAAGCATGATGGGGCAGATGATGGCTGGTTGGTTGGCATTGATGCCAACGGGAAGCTATTTTGCACGGTAGGTGACGGGTCGGATACAGCCACAATTACAAGCCGTAATGTAGTTAATGATAATCGGTGGCATTGGGTCGTAATCAACATCGACGCCGGTTCCGAAACCGGATTAACAATGTATATTGATAATATTTCGGCGGCTACTGCGGTAGATATATCTGATGTCGATAGTATCGACGGTGGATCAACTGATTTGGTGATAACAGGCGGAGCATCTAAGACCTTCTATATTAGTTCCTTTGCTTTGTATAAAGGTGGAGTTCTTTCTTCAACGGTTATGGATACTTTGTGGGCCAACGGTGCGGGTAGTAAGTTTATAGGAACAGAGACTAATATTTCTGCTGCCTGGAATATAGATGAGGGTACGGGAACAGCCCACAGTGACTTAGTGGGGAGTAATGATGGAACCTCCGCAAATACATCCTGGACCAATGGGGTGGGTTTCCCTATTGATCCTCATACGTTAAAGAAAACAATTACATATAAAACAGGGGCTTTGAATACTAATGGAGTAATTCCTACAAATGTAGTGAATCTTCCTCATGCTTTGAAGATTGGACGTAATAATCCAATCAGGATAGCAGAGACGGATGGGTCATTCGGATTGGAGATTTACGGATTCAAAGATTCATATTAAAAGGAACGAGTAATGTCAAGCGAAAGATTAGCTAAGGCTTTGGCTAATATCAAAAAAAGAGGTGGGCATAGTCCTGCTGGATATAGATATCTTCAGAGCCTAAAGAAGAAAAAGAAAACAACTGAACCTAAAACAACTGAACCAACGTATTTCAATGGCAAAGCTTTCGAGAGACCTACCATCGAGGAACGTCTTCGGAAAGCCGGAATTTCTACTGCACAAATTAATAAGTTGAAAGGGAAAAAATGATAGTAAAAATAGAAGTCGATGTAGAAGGCAAAGAGTTAATAACAGGCTTATGTGATATTGCTCTTAAGGCTAACGGAATTAGAAATCTTCCTGGTGTGTCCACTGTTCTTTGTGGGCTTAAATTAATAGGTCCTCCTTATCCAAAACAAGTGGCTGAAAAAAAAGAAAATGAAAAACCTTAGCGAGGAATGTTATGTTGGGAATGGTGTCAAATTATAATACCAATGAGCATACAATAATTGGCGGAGAATTGGCCCGGTGGCTTGACCGGCTTGTAGAAAATGACCGTGAACGTAGGGGCAAGGTTTTCTTAGTCAGATATAATAAAATTGGCTCATTCGTTATAGCCGAATGGCTTGGAAGACCAAAAGATGTATTTGTAGACGTACTTAATATAGGGAAATCACTGTCTAACTTTGGACGTGAAAAGGCGGAGGAACTACGGCATCGGTTGTTTTCTCCCGTGACAGCCGAGGAGACAATGCAATTTATATCCGGCAAGGACAGTGATTATCTTCATGGCCTACAGGATGAAGATGCAGAAGAAACGGAAAGACAGGCATTAGTAGCACGAGGAGAATAAAATATGAAGATCAACAAATTATGGGATTATATTAGAATTGATCTGTTGTGTGCTATATTTGTATTTGCATTATGTTTGGGGTGTTTGGGTTTGTGTTTTTTGAAGAGTAATATAAAACCAGCCGTAACCACCCAGTTCCCGAACAGAATACAGGAAGTACTGCCATCCGTAGTCCACATCATGTGTGACAAGTGGCAAGGTTCCGGCGTGGCTATTACTGAGGACATCGTTGTAACGGCCAGGCACGTTGTGGATGGTACTCATTATGAGATTATTCTGAACGATGGTACTAAGATCAAGGGTATCCAGGCCATATCCCATAAGGATTATGATGTAGGGTTTATCAAGGTTGATAAGCCGGTTTTGAAACCAGCCAAGTTTGGGAGTATCAAAGACTGTGTGTTAGGTCAGCCTGTGTTCATCATTGGTAGTCCCTATGGTAAAATCAACTTCAATTCTGTTACACTTGGTATCGTAAGTGGGCTTGATCGAGATTGGGATAGCCTTTCAAGATATGGAGAACCTTATGGTTGGGAGGTGGCCTTCACGTCCGATAGTGCTGCCCATCCTGGGAATAGTGGAGGTCCTGTGTTTAGTATGGATGGGATTGTGAGAGGATTACTCGTTGGCGGGTTTAGTCCTGTTCTTAATTGTAGTATGCCTTCTGATTTATTTATGCAAGATATTGAAAGTATTAAAATGATGTTTACTTTCGATAAATATAAAACAGAAAAAGAGACGCCAATTCAGATTAATATGGGATATTAAATGCCCTTCAAAAGTTATGAACAAATGGCGTATCTCAAGCATAACGAGCCTGAGATATACAAAAGATGGAAGCGAAAATACGGGATGGCTATAGCCAAAACCATAGCTTCCAAAAAGAGGAAAAAGAAATATGGAGCTTTATCGTAATGCTTACGGAACAGGAAAGAACTTGGATAGAGGGGCACTTTACAAAACTCCGAGATCAACAGATTAAAATTCTGGTGGAAATTGCTAAGTTGAAAGTCAAAAGTGGCATCTGGGGCATTATTGGCGGTGCTATTCCCATTATAGTTTATCTTTTAATAAAAAGACTTTAGTATGGCTTATAACTCAGAAGAATCCCATGAGACGAGCAACGGAGCAGCAGCATTGGGCTCTGCTGATTACCGGTTAGCAAGTACATTTCTAACTACGTCGGCCTATACACTATCGATGGTGGAATTGTTAATGTACCGGGAGGGGACTCCTCCTAATATTACATTAGAGATTCACGGAGTAGATATATCGGAATATCCCGATAATTCTTCTATTGCAACTTGCTCAGTAGATATCTCCGGAATAACAACTAATTCTGCTGGAGAATGGGTCCAATGTGTTTTAACCGTGCCGGTCGCGTTATCTAATGCTACTAAATATGGAATAGTTGTCGGAGATGGTTGGACGGATGCTTCTAACCGGTTCAGGTGGCTACAACAAACAGGATTGGACAATTACGCAGATGGGGGAAAGTATTATGCCTCTACTGGGGAGAATTGGGCTCCATCTAATTATGATATGACATGGAGAACTTATAGTAGTAGTGTGGGAGGAATATTAGTACCTCATTTTTATTCTAAATTAATGCAGGGGAGTGGACTCTAATGTTCAAGAATATAGCAGATCAAAAATGGTATGTGTTTGCTTTCGATGAAACTGATAATACCCCTAAGACAGGTGACGCAGCAAATATAACAGCAAATCTTAGAATAGATGGGGGGGAGGCTAATGCTGTTGATGATACGAATCCTACCGAACTTGAAAATGGATACTACGTTTTTGATATTACCGCAGCCGAATCTAACGGTGGTTACATACTTATATGTCCGGAAAGTTCAACATCTAATATCCAGGTTATAGGTTGTCCTGCTGCTGTATTTACGAGACCTCCTAATTTTAACAGCCAATCTATAGATTCTAATGGCAGAGTTGATGTTATAAAAATTGCAGGCACGCCACAAACACCAAATGATAACGGAGCCGATATAAATAACATCCTTCTTGATACCGGGACCGATGGAGTCAAACTTGCAGACGAAGCTATTACCTCTGCGAAGTTCGACGAATTAACTGCTTTTCCGGTCAAGTCCGCAGATGCGAATGCTACACAAATAGCACGAGTAGGAGCAGACGGTGACACTCTTGAGACTTTGAGCGACCAGCTTGATGCAATAGGGACTATAGGAGGGGCTGGAGCCTACACTACAACTATTACTATCCGAACTACAGGAGGAACTCCCTTATCAGGGGTCTCTGTCTGGGTCAATACCTCCAACGATATATCCGGTGCAGTTGCCGGGGCCAAGGTTACAGGTTCCAGTGGTATAGTGACATTCAATCTTGATTATAATACTTACTATGTATTCTGTACTCTTGCAGGTTACAACTTTGCATCGGCTTCATTTACTTCCTCCGCAGGCAATGTTTCGTTTACGAAGGATATCGCTACAGCCACCAGTGCTGGTTCCAGCAACTTCTATAGCGATAGCTTTTTGTCCAGAGCAATAGTAGATGTCAAAGAATCTACAGATGAGCCGACACAGAAAGCTAAGTACACTGACGCGAGAATTATAACCCATTTAGAGAAAGCCTATATTCTGATCTTGAATGAGATTAATCGTAATTCAAAGACACCGGCTGTAGCTAAAAAGACAATAACATTAGCAACTGGAAATAATAAATATGTACTCCCTCATACATTCGGGACTATTTATGGTATCTACAGAACAGATAGTTCCGGAGGGAAGGTATTTTATGACTCCCGCAGTAAATATAACATATTTGGTCGGGGTATGTGGTTAGAAAATCAAACCCTCTATCTCCAGGATGTTGATACTTACGGTATAGGAACTGAGATTACAGTAGAATATACACCTTCTGGAATTGCCCGTTTATGTAATGGTACTTGCACTTTGAATGATGCCGGTACTATAGTGACTTTGGGGACTACTCCTAATGCGGGAAATCTTGATACCCATCACGAGGCTTATTCGGGTTGTGTCCTCAGAATTTTGGGTGTTGACGGAACTAATATTACCGGAAACTTTCTACAAGAAAGAGTTATTACTGCTTACGATGAGACCACACGACAAGCTACATTGGACGTTGCTCTTAGTCCCATACCGACAACGGATGATGGTTATATTTACTACGAGATAGCTCCTACTATTAGTAAGGGAATGGATACTGTAGTAGCTTTATATGCTGCATATAGGATTACATCCGGGGAAGGTAATAACAAAAGAGCTTCTGGTATTTTGAAAATGTATCGAAACGAGTTAAGAAATGTAAGATTGAGTTCTTATTACTCCCTTATGCCAAGTGCTCCAGTGGACAGGAATGATAGTTACGATAACAGACGATACAATAGGTTTTAATGGCAGATATTTTTGTAAATTCTGGTGAGCAAAGCAACAATGTTGTTGTTCCAACTCCATCCTTGAATGGTATCTTTATTCAGGGTTTAGATCAACCGGATATCATCGACGGTTTCGGGGAAATTATTCCCTTCGGAGGAGGACCCACAGCCAGAAAATATTTCGATTACGGAGTCTCTGCGGAGGCTTCTCGCCAAAATACGATGTTCAATGATTTGGCTTCGGCTCTAATTCCCGGACAGGGTGGTGGAACTTCTTACGATTTCGATGGACTCATTGGACCTCAAGGCCCCATTGGTCCCCCTGGGCCTCCCGGAATAACCACTTTTTTAACAGTTCCATACAATTCTAATTTCTTAACTGCATTACCTGATGTCCTCGCTCAAATAAATCAGCTTGGAACAGCAGCAGATAAAATGCTATACACAAGTGCGGCTACGGAGTTCCGGAATTTCGTTTGGGCTGCTACTGACATAGAAGCCGGGGTGAGTTCCTGGAACGAGTCTGGTATAAATACAGATGCTTCCTTCTTTATCATAGCTGCGAATGATGGAATTTACGTTTCTACCGATGGAGGAGACAATTGGAGTAAATATAATCCAGATAGTGATTCCTATGAACAAACTAATAGTGAGGCTTCTGGGGGGAACGCAGTAGTTCTTGGAGCAGAAGGTAAAGATAGAGGAGCTATTTTACTAACTACAGATTACGGAGTAAGTTGGTCGGAAGTTACGGTGACTGTATAAATGGCAACGTTAAAAGATAATCAGACTACTAATTCTGGACTTGGGTTTTATTTCCCAAGTGAGTATGATAGATTAGGATACGGACAAACTGTAACCCCATCAGAAAACTATACAGTAGAACAGATAAAATTCTATGCCTCTAAATCCAAATTAAACCCCGGTAATTGTTATGTTTCAATAGAAACTACGGCGGGAGGACTACCCACTGGTAATAAAATTACAGATAATGCTGTATTTGCCTGTCCCGATACTAAGACTTTGATGACAGTAACCTTTACAACCCAACCTGTTTTACAAAGTGGGACTAAGTATGCTATAGTTTTTGAGAATCCAAACGGTGTTATAGGAACACCAGCTTTCTACGATGATGCGGTGCGATTACAAATATATGGTACAGTGGCTACTGGAGCTTATTATGCAAACGGGGAGTTGGTATATCTTGAAACTGCTGGTTGGGCAAATAATGTAAATCAAGATTTATATTTTCAATTATGGGGGTCAGACCCAACTCCGACAAAAGCAACTAATCCAAGTCCAACTGACGCAGCAACTTCGGTTGACTTTTCGGCTTTAGGATTATCTTGGGATGATGGCGGTGGGGCTGATACATTTGATGTTTGGATTGGCCCAAGTGGAAGTTTAGTTGAAGTAAGTTCTGCACAGGCGGGGACAACTTTTACTGTTGACACCTCCGATGTTCCTTGGGGGGAAACTATATATTGGAGAATAGATTCAACAAATGCCTATGGAACTACGACGGGCGATGTATGGTCTTTTTCTGTTGTAAATATAAACAGTGTTTGGATGGGATCGGGCGGTAATTTCATAGTTGTGGCTGCTGACGACGGGGTATTTTTATCAACAGATTTCGGAGCTAATTGGACGAGAAAAACTCCGGATGCAGTTGAAACTACCGATTGGACAAAAGGAATATGTAGTAGCACCGGAACATACATTGTTGCTGTTAGTAGTGTTAATGCAATCTATAAATCCGCTAATGGAGGAGCAGCTTGGGAAGCTATAACTCCTGCGGGGGGAGACACTTTCGCGGTAAGTGATTTGGCCATGAGTGATGATGGTCAGTTTATGGTAATCGTCGGAACAAATTCTACTGACCCTACTAAGAGTTGTTATGTTTCTATTAATTATGGTATAAATTGGACCTCCTACAAGCCCGTTGCCGCCTCAATAGCTTGGACCGAATGTGATATAAGTAATGATGGGGCAGTAATAGCAGTATCCAGACCCGGTTATATATATGTATCTTTTGATTCAGGTGCTACATGGTTAGAACAATCTATGGCAGCATCGGGCACTAACTATGCTTGTTTTAGTATTTCAGGAGATGGGAATACCGGATTGGTTTGTAATACGGTAAATGCCAATGATTTCTTTGTAGGAACCGAATCTTTGCTGTACTCTCAATCTACTTGGGCTGAATCCGACTTGACCTCCGCAGGACGGGCTTTGTTGGATGATGCCAATGCTGCGGCCCAAGCTACTACATTAGGTCTTGGAACTGAGGATAATCCTACTTTTGCTGATTTAACGTTATCATCACCCTCAAATATCTATACTCTTAGTCATAATTCGTTTGCTGATTATGTGGCAAATGAACATATTGATTGGACAAATACATCAGAAAGTTTAACCACAACTGGAACTATAGATGCCCACGCTGG